CGAACTCGCCGGGAAGCTCAAGGGCCTGTTCGGGGAAGGCTCGAACCCCACGAACCCGGCAGCAAAGGGGCTCGGCCTGTTGACGGGTGCTTTCGGCGGCAACCAGCAAGCACAGGCTCAACAGGACCAGCCCATCCAGTCCTCTCTCCCGGCAGAAGCCGCTGCTGATGCAAGTCGTATGGCAGCGGCCCAACAGCTGATGTCCACCCTGCTCGCCAACAAGAAGAGGCCGCGTGGCCTCACTCTCAATTCTGGAGTTGTTTGATGTCCATCGGCGAATCCCTCCTGTCCCTGTTCGGCAAAGAAGACCCCCGGCTGGCCCTGCTGCGGGCAGTGGGGGGCGGGGGCGCACCTGCCCCGGCTAGCCCCGGCGCACCATACGCAGCGCAGGGTGGCGCACCCGGCGCTACTACCACAGCGCCCGCCCCCGCTGGCCCCGGCGCACGGCCAGCCCCGCAGGCTGCTGAAAACCTGGAAGCGTTCAAGTCGCCCCCGGACCTCGCGTCGTTGTATGGGGACCTCCTGAAATATCAGTCGAAGGCCACCAACATCGACCGGGGCGTTGGTCTTCTCGGCTCCGCATTTTCCCAGGACGCCAACCGCGCCTCCACCCTCGCAGCATTCACCGGCGAGGGCGCGGGTCGTACCGGGACGCAGGGCCTCGGGGACATGGCGAACCTCATGCTCGAACTCAACAAGGGAGCGACGGCTCAGAAAATGCGCGCCGCTCAGCTGGCGTCGCTCCCGGTAATCGCGCAGAAATACGGCCTCGACGTCGAAACTGCCAAGTATCTGTTCGACACCGGCAAGCTGGATTCCGTCATCGCGGAACTGGAAAAGCCCAACCGCGAGTTGGTGAAGGATGCCAACGGCCAGAATATCCTGATCGACAAGACCGACGCCTCCACCGTGGGCACTTTCGGCGGTCCGGCTTCCACCAAGAAGATCATCCCCGGCCCCAACGGTTCGCAGGTGCTTGCCGACGAGTCCACCGGCGACGTGTTGAAGGAGGTAACCCCCGCCGACCTCACCAACGAGGAGCGGGAATACAATGCCTACGTCGACGACGAGATTGCTCGCGGCACCGAGACATACAATGTCAAGTCGTTCCAAGACTGGCGCATGACGAAGCCCCCGTCGATGTCCGTAACCAACAACATCGGGGACAAAATGGCCCCCGGCCCCAAGAAGTTCGCGGAAGAAAGCGGTAAGCTGTTTGCGGAAGACTGGAAGGCCATGCGAGACGGGCGCAAGAACGCCCGCGACATGATGAACCAGTACGACGTGATCGACGAAGCCCTGGATACTGGTGTCCGCACCGGCCAATGGGGGGACGCCGAACTTTCGCTGCGGAAGATCGGACAAGCCATCGGCGTCGACACCGATCCTACGAAAGTCGCAGGGGGCGAATTGCTCAAGTCCGTCACGAACAAGATGGCACTTATCATGCGAAACCCCGAAAGTGGGATGGGCATGCCGGGTTCCGTATCGGACCGGGACATCGAGTTCCTCAAGGCGGCGCAGCCCGGTATTGACCAGACCCCGACCGGCAACCGCACCATGCTCGACATCTTCCGTCGCATCGAACAACGGAAGATCGACATTGCCAACTTGGCCGACAAATACGTCAAGGACGTCGGCCAGCTGGACGAGGGCTTCGACGCGAAGGTGAAGGAGTTCGCCGACAAGAACCCGCTGTTCGAAGGCATCGACATCGCCCCGCTGGACAATGAGGCCAAGAAGGCCGACATCTACAAGCGGTACAACATCACCGGAGGTAAGTAATGGACCGCGATCAGCTTCTCGAAGCTCTCATGAAGGCCGACGCGGCTGGTGATACCGAAGCGGCCAATCTGTTTGCCGAAGATATCCGCAAGATCGATGCCGCCAAGGCCAGCCCCAAAGCTGAGTACGACAAGCTGCCGGGTTGGCAGAAGCCACTCGTCGCCGCTGCCGACACTGCGCGCCTCGCCGGCTCCGGCGCTTCCTTCGGGTTCGCAGAAAAGGCGCTGGCCGGTATCAAGTCGGCCCTGACGGACGCCACCTATGATGACCAGTTGAAGTCGGAACGCGCCGCAACCGATGCGGCAAGAAATCGTGCTGGCTCTGCTGCTCTGCCCGCAGAACTGCTCGGAAGCCTCGCCACCGGCTCCGCCGCTCAGAAGGTCGGCGCAACCACGATGAACGCTGTCGCACCCCCCACGGCGGGGTTCCTGCAGCGCATGCTAGGCCAGCTGTCCGGGGGCGCGGTGGAGGGCGGCGCATACGGAATGCTGGACGCGCTTGGCCACGACACGGACGTCAAGGAGGGCGTTCAGTCAGGGGCGGCTTTCGGCGCGGGTTCGGGTGCTCTGGGCGAGGTGGTTTCCAGCCTCGCCAACAAGATCGGCAACAGGGGTATCGGTCCAGCGAAAGCCCCTACACTCGACGAGTTGCAGGAGCGCGCTCGGCGCGGGTACAAGGCCGTGGAAGAGGCCGACGTCAACATCGCCTCCGACGCCGTAACTCGCCTCAATCAGGACCTCGGGGACTTCGCCACCTCGCCGCAGGGTCCACGCAAGGCTCGGCATCCGGCTACCTTCGCTGAAATCGATCGCCTCGGGGAGTATTCCCCCAGCTTGAAGGACCCCAAGGTTCGCTCCACCGAAGTATCCAAGATCGGAAATAGCTCGCGCAACTCCACGACGGTGCGCAACGGTGGGAACCCCGTCAATTCCAGCGTCGACGCCAACACTGCCAGCCGAAATGTCGGCACTACCGTCACTCGGGATATTTCCCCCGATCGAGGCATGACCCTATACGACGTGGACCAGCACCGCCAGACGGTAAACCGGAACGTGGGACGCAACAGGGACGACGCCGAAAGGTACATGGGTGACGAACTCATTGGTCGCATCGACAAGTTCGTCGACAACCTTGCCCCGCCCGACATTCTGTCCGGCGACCTGCCCAAGGGACGTGACGCGCTGCTCGACGCCCGCGAAGCCAGCCACCGGGTAAAGAAGCTCAAGGAAGTAGGCTCCGGAGTTCGCGCCGCAGAACGCAGCGCCGACGCGGCATCCTCCGTCCATCAAGGTACGCAGACCCGCCAGAAGATCGCCGCTATGCTCAACGACGAGCGGAAGGTTCGTGGGTACAAGCCCGAAGAACTCAAGCAGATGGAAGAGATCGTCGAGGGTACGAAGGGCGGCAATCGTTGGCGCAAGGTGGCCAATATCGCAGGCAACCTTCCTGGATATGCCGCCGGGGGCGCGGTTGGCAGCGGCATCGGAAGCCTTATCGCCGGTGCTCCGGGTGCAGCGGCTGGCGGCACTCTCGGTATTGGCGCTGCAAAGGGTGCCCAGATGGCAGCAGCTCGTATGGCCGAGAAGAGCACTGACAAGCAGGTGCAGCAGCTGATGGACACCATCGCCCGTGGGGGCGTTAAGCCGAACCTCCCGCAGCCGAAGAACATGATGTCCCCGGCTGCGAGGGGCAATTTCAACCGGGCGCTTATCCAGCTCGGCCTCATCGACGAAGAGGGGAACCCGCTTTAACGGCGGGGTCCCCCAATATGCTTGAACACAGCCTGGAAAACGCCTTCCTTTCGCTGTAGCGCCCTCGTAGCCGCCCGGTCGATGGGTGTCCCCACAATGTCGGCGTACCAGTTAGTCTCGCCAAGCTGCCCGTATCGGTGGTTACGATCCTCCAGCTGGCTCCGGTCATCCAGCGAATACGTATTCTCGTAGAACACCATGTCGGAGCAGTGATGCCCCGGCTCCGGGAGGCCGAGAAGCGTGTGCCCGTACTTAGCGGCCTTGGTGATGAAGATAACGCGACAGTCCTTATCCTCGTTGAACCGGCGCTTGTGTTCCTTGATTTCCTCGGGCGTCATGCCCCCGCAGATATGGGCCGGGTTTAGGTGGGCAAACCGCTCGTACAGCATCGGCCTCACCACCTTGTGGTTGTACACCACGATAACCTTGCCGTTGATCCCCTCGATGTATTCTTCGAGGGCATTGAGGCGCGGGTTCTTCTTGGGCTCGACGAGCATATGCACCGACCCATCGTCGCGGATGATGAACCCGGCTTGGATTTGCGCCAGCTTGATGTACTTCGAAATGGCTATGTCGACACTGACGTGTTCGTTTTCGTTGAGCCACAATACGAAGTCTTCCTCCATCGACCGGTACATCGACTTCATTTCCGGCGTCAGGGTGTATTCGCGGATGGTGTCCAGCTTGGGGGGCAGGTCGGTCCACTCGGCCTTGGTGGCGCGGAATACCCAGGGGTCGATCAGTTGTGCCAGAATTTCCTCATTCTGTGCGCCGACGACCTGCTTCATCTTGAACCCGCCCATCTTGCAGAACGCGGTCTTGAACGGGTAGTATGCCTTGCCCTGCAGATGACCGAGGAATCGCATCTGTGCCCACAGGTCGTGCGGACCCTGCGACATGGGTTTACCGGACAGAATACGGCGCATCTTGAACTGCTGGACCATCTGCAGCGCCGCCTTGACGGTGTCCGATCCGGGGTCCTTCAACTTGATGCTCTCGTCCGCAGCGATGTAGCAGTTACGCTCACGGGCGAAGTCGGCGATGATGTCCAGCGTCGACTGGCTCCGGATGGCCTCGTAGTTGATGATCAGGTTGGGCCGGGTATTGAAGCCACGCCGAAACAGGGCGCTTAGGTGGGACGTATTGCCGGACTCGAATACGACCGGGGTGATGGGAAACCCGAACTTGTCCACCTCGTCGGCCCACCCGCCCTTGAACGAGTTGGGGGCGAGGGTGACCATCCGATCGACCATACCGTCGGCGGCGTGTTCCAGGAAGTCGCCGTAGGTGGTCGACGTCTTACCTAGGCCCTGCTCCATGAAGTACCCGAACCCGGCGTATCCTCGGCTCCGGCGCATCGCTTCCAGCTGTGCTCCCTTGGGTTCCCACATTATCGGCCCCTCCTGCTGTGTCGTACAGACTTCTGCCGCGACATGTCGCCCATCACTTCGAGTGCTTTTTTGTTGAGTTCAGAACACCGATCAGGCCAGAACTTTCCGATAGTCATGGCTATCTCGGAAAAGTACGAGTTGTAGTGGGCGTCCACAAATGTGTTGCCGAGCAACCGCTCCATGCAGATGAAATGGAACCCATCCAGCTGGTCGGCTAGTTTGACGATGCCCCGCACGTCGTCGTTAAATGGCTCCCGAACCGGGATCAGGTCGGCGTGATCCTTGGCCATCGCTTCCTCGTCGACGTAAGGCTTGATCATGGTGGCCGGATCGCCCATGATAGCTTCGAGGTCGTCGTGGTGATGCGCCCATTTGCGCACCTCGTTGATTATGGCAAGACTGCTAATGTCGAACCACTGTTTGGCGATGCGCACGGCCATCCTTTCGACGTTGAAGCAGTGTTCCGCCACGCTCTGCGTCTGGATGGTGTGGAGGATGCCCCACCTCTTAACCACCGAAAGGCGGTGGTCCAGTTCGTTAAACACCGAGTTCATTGTTTTCCTCCACCGGGGGTTCGCCATGGGGCCAGTGCTTCCGCATCATCGCGGCGCGGACCATCGACAACTGCAGGTCGGTTTCGTGGCAGTATTCGTACACCATGTCGTCGACGCGGTTAAGCGTCTCGATCGGCTCTACGACCATCTTGCCGTCGGCCAGCAGCATCGTGTATCCGTCGCGACGCGACCCGTCGCCCATAAGCTCGGCGTAGATGTCGCGGAACACCTCGGGCCACCCGGCGTCATCCCATACTCGGGTCCTGCCGCTAGCCTTGATTGCGGTGTACCTGTGCTTCGGTATTTTCATCTTCCTCGCTCCATCACGATTGCGGCGACCATCAGGGCGAAGTTGGCCACGTCAGCTGCTTCCAGCATCGTACGCACCATGTTCTGGTCGCCGTTGACTTCTTCCTGCAGTTCCTGCACTTCACCCAACAACAGCTGAAAAGCGTTGCTGAGGGTCAGATTTTCCCAACGCCCCTTGTGGGCGTTGCGTTCGAGCTTGTACACCATCGCGTCGACGAAGCGACGAATATCCGGCCCGTATTGAGCCATGTCGCCGCTAAGGGTGACTGTGAAGGTGAAGGGCGGCTTTTCGCCGCCCCCTTTGTTTTCGTTGCTGATCATCCGAGCCACGTCACATCGTTGCTGGTCGGACCACTGCAGGTGATGACGCCGAACGGCTTTACGGCACCGCTGCCCAGGTCTTCGAGTGTTTCAAGCATGCCCTGCTGACCGGGTTCATCAAGGTAGTTCATGAAGTTGATGAACACGAAGTCGGGGTGGTTGGCCGCGATCGCTTCCGACGCTTGGACGTAGGAGAACGTAAACACGCGGCGGATGCGTTGTGTCACCGTGGTGAGTTCTGGGGTCTGGCCGAGTGCTTCCCACGAAGTCTCCTTCTGGTCGGGGTAGTACTTGCCCGACGAGAACCCATCGACGTTGCCGACCCGGATGGGGAAAGTGCGCATCGAAAGAAAAGTGCGGGTGACCGAGGCGGGGGGGAGACGCGCGTCGGCGATGCCCTGCATCACGGTGCACTCGCGGCTCGTCACCTTGGGGTAGAAATGCGAGTTGAGGCCGAGCGAGAACCCCTGCGACACTTCCATGAACACCCGGCTGTCGCTCCACGGGACGTCGATACTCCCACACACGACGTTATCAGGAAAGTAGCGGGGATTGGCCTCGACGAAGTCAAGGAGCACAGCATCGCGCTCCCGCATTACCTTGCGGGCCAACGCCGCCCCCGTGCCGGATCGGGTGCCAGCGACGGCGGCGATGCTGCCGGAATGTTCTGCTTCCTTGTCCTCCTGCCGGATGACTGCCGCCAACGGGTGGACGAAGATGCGGAGGCCCGGATACCGCAACGCTTCGGCAGCTAGGATTTCGACGTCGATGATCGCTCCCGCCGACAAGTATACGTCCGGCGTATTGACGCGATGGCGGGCCTTGTTGAGCAGGTACATTGCCACGGCGAAAGTAGGCAGTTGCTTGAGCACGTGTTTTCCGTTGCCGTGGTAGAATGTGTGGCCCGAATTGGGTCCGGCGTTGGACACTACCCACAGGAAGTCGAGGAAGTTGTTGTACGCCTCGCGGGCCAGCCATGCGGCGATAACGCCCTTGCCGGTGGAGCCGAACTGACCGTCAACGACGGAGTGAACGCCGGTATCTGCGAACAATGACACTTCCCCCATCACTTCGCCTCCGGCTTGAGGGCTTCGGCCATGGCGCGGACCGACGCTTCTTCCTCGGGGCTGGCCGCGATCGTCTGGCGCTGCGCCGGGATCGCCCCGCCCGTGCGTTCCAGGGTCCGCTGCGCCAGCGGTGCCGCAGCAGTAGCAGGGGCAGGAGTGGGGGCCGGAATGCCGGCGAGCGCGCCCGCCAAGCTGGTGTAGCCCGCCTTGTCGACGAAGTTGTCTGCGTTGAGCGGATCGCCGTGAACATGACGAGCCGTCTTGAGCAGGTCCATCATCAGGGCCACATCTTTCGGCGTGATGATGATACGACCCGGCCTCGTGTCCAACAGCGGGTTGGGGCGGTTGGTGTTGTTTAGATACACCATCCACAGGTCGGCGATCATCTGGAAGCTGTCTTCTGCGCCGCCGTGCTGGTTGCCCCGCTCGGTGGTTACGACGTGATTTGCAGTGCGGAGAATGTGCGCCGCAGAGGCGCGGTGGTCTTTATCGGACATGGATGGTTTCCTTACACCAACGTTCCAGAGTTTGAGTGAACGATTCACCCGGTTGTTGCGCCACACAGTTCTTCATTTCCACCCGACCTCTCGGGTGGTCCGCCAGATTTGTGTGGTGCAAATAGTGAATGCCGGTCTTGATATGGACCCCGATAAGCAGCGCGACGCCGCCTCCGTTGTCCACCCGGCACATTTCGATGTATTGACGTGGCGACGGCTCGAAAAAAGTCGTACTAAACCGTTTGGCTTCGGCGAGTATGAGGCCGGTCTTCGGGGTGGCAAATATCAAGTCCAACAACCCTACACGATATTGGTCCTCGACCCGCGTCGCGTACCCGCCATTGGCGTTAACGTCGTCGACCATCTTTTTCTTGAAGTCGGACTCAAGCTTAGGCTTAGTCACACTCGCACCCCTCAATAAGCCGCTGCGATTTGTTGTGCAGGACAGCCGACGCGTAAACCACCTGGCCTATCATCTGCTGATCGTACCACACTTCAGAGGTGCGATCCTTCCTCTCGACCACCATCACCACGTGGGCGATGCCGTCATCCTCTATCGCAGCGCGCAGCATGTCACGGTAGTCCAAGTATTCAGAGCCGTCGATACGTACTACGTTCGCCATCACTTCAATCCGTTCTTCTCGGCTATCCATTCGGTGATGATGAACTCGCGATTACCGTCGATGTCCGGGTCGCTCATTGCCACCAGCTGCGACTTGGGCAGCCAATACTCGCCACCCAATATCATTTCCACCAGATACGCCTTGGGGGTGCTGAAAATGATCTTACCCTCCACTGCTACTGTCTCGTCCCCGATGCGGGCCATGCTGTATCTCCTAGTGTCCCAATTGTACCACACCGACGGGGTGGTGTCAATAGTCCTTCACAACATTGGAAACCCTGTGCCCTTTTACAGTGTGCACGGGGTCGTCGTTTACGGTACGGAACACAAGCTTTCCGTTGTTGGGCAACACGATAGTATGCGAAGTATGGTCGATGCGAACCCCGGCCAATGAATTCACGGCGAAAGCTGCCATGCGGAAAGCGTGTTCGGAGTGCGAGCGGGTCAGGGATAAGTGTACACCCACCTTATCCGGATTGTTCGAGGTCATCATCAAGGACCACATCACGGAACGAAACGTCTTGCCGTCGCCGCGCTGATAGTGGGCCTCACGGATTGGGTACGCTTCGGTGTCCCTGTCGGACGTCATCCGCAACGCGTCGTCCCATTTTTGCATGTTGTTGGTGGTGTTCATATCCGCCAGCCTTTCTTGTCTTTCAACTTTTCGCCGTATGACGCCTCGGACCAGTTGTGTCCGGAGCCGAGTTCGAATGGGATCGGAACCAGCAGATTGAACTGCGGCTCGTGGGGGACGTTCTCCATTACCTGGATCAGTTCCTTCGGGCTGTGACCGGGGTCACGCTGCCATACCAGAGAGTCGTGAATGGTCAGCAGCATCTGTACCTTGTCGGGGTGGGCGTCTTCATACTGGCAAGCCCGCAGCAGAACGGTCTTGAGGTGGTCGCCGCCGCTGTTCTGGATGATGCGGGACACCGCCTGATAGGCGAACCGGGGGTCGTTGCACCGAGCCTTCCGGCCAAGGATCGACTTGACGTATCCGCGACGCCGAAAAACACGCACTGCCAGCTGTTGGAAGTCGCGGATGGCCGGGAACGCGTCGTCGAGGAACAGGCGGTGGTCCCGCTTGGCCTCTGCGAGGGAGTATTCCATGTGCATCGCCAGAGTAGGTGGCGACATCATGGTGAGCATGCCGAGGCCGAGCCGCTTGGCGTAATCACGGTCGAGGTGCAGAACCTCGGAAGCCCGGTCGTGGATGTCCATCGTGCCGGACCGGTAGCCGTCGATCAGCGCCTGATCCTCGGAATAGTGGGTGAAGAAGCGCGGCTCCTGCTGCATCGCGTCCGCTTCCTCGATCAGCATACCGTCGTCAGGCTTGATCAGCGGGCGAACGACCTTGCCGACTGCCTTGTTGCGCTTAGGATATGCTTGAAGGTTAGGATCGGAGCACGAAAACCGTGCACCCGCAACACCATACTCGTCGCTCTTAGACTGGTGGAGAACAGGGTGAACACGCCCGTCGACGTTGTGGGTGTCGACGAGGGGGGTAATGAAAGAGTCACGGGCCTTTTCGAGCTGTCGCACCGTAAGGATATCCTTACCGATAGCGTTCTTTTCGAGCCACTTTTCACGGAAGCTGACTTGCCCGTTGGGGTGTTTGACCGACGGGGCGGTACGAGCGAACATATCATCGGTGTATCCATTCTCGCGGTATAGTTTCTCGACCTCGGCGGGGGACCGGACGTTAAATCCAGGGGTGAACCGGAGCTTCGCGGCTTCGATCGACTCCTTGAGGTTCTTGTCGCAATCATCGGCGTACTTGCCGTCGACCGCAAGCCCGCGATTGTGGATGCGGGCCACATAGGGGAGCAAGTCGCACTCAAGCTGCCACGGAACACGCAGTTCTTCCTCGTCGAGGATAGCCTGCTGCTTTTCCCACACTTCCAGCGTGGACACGCCGTCGCCCGTAGCGTAGTCAACGACGACGAAGTCATCCCCCGGCATCCGCCAGAAGTTGCCCATCGATTTTCGGTCCGGAAGCCCCCCAAACCTGTTGGCGATGGCCCGATACAACTCGTCGCCCTTCTTGGCCGTGACGCCGCGTCGGGTCGACGTTTCATCGAGGCTGTACCCTTGAGTGCAGTCGTCAATCAGCGACTCGTTGATCATGGTGTCTTCGAGCGGCCCCATGATGCGGATGCCGTGACGCAGCGACACGCGCAGATCGAATCCCAGATGGTGACCGACGGTCCGATAACCCAAACGTGCCCTTTCGGCGAAAGCGTCGGCTAGCTCAGCTTCGAACTCGGCCACATTGGGGATATTCCCACCCGCCTCGTGACGAACTGGGACATACACCGAAGATTCCCAGTTGGTAAACACGTAGCCGCAGATGGTGTCGCGGACGGTGAGGCCCGTAGTTTCGGTGTCGTACGCCATGACCGGGTCTTCCCGAACCATGCGAAGGGCCAATGCCGGGTCGATAATGCCGGTCTTGATCATGATTGTCGGTTCCTTATGAACGCCTTGAGGTCGGGGTATTTCCCGGTGTGGGACCTGCCATTCCAGTGCCAGCGGTTAGCCGACGGCCAGTACTGCAGGCGGGTGCCCTGCAGGTCCATGGAATAGTGGTGATCGTTATGTTTGGTCCACATGTCGCGGTCCGCGTCCATGTCCTCCGCAGCGCGACGCCGGTTTTCCTCCCGGCGTCGCTGCTTTTCTTCCCGCATTTCGCGGTACATGTCGCCCATATCGCTCATCGCGGCAGAATCGCGTTCTTGATGACGGTTACGCTGTCCGTCATGATCAGACGACGCGGGCGGGCGTCCCAATCGATCCAGAAGCGGTAGTTGCGGGGCAGTGAAGCCCAGATATCGTTGGTTTCCCGCATCAGCGTATTGAGGCGATCCAGCTTTTCCTCGGTGGTGGCGTTGTTTACGTCGAAAGGACGCTCACGTACATCTTCCCCAAAAAATCGCACTGTAGTCTCCTGTGGTTGGTTGAATTTGGTGGCCCCCGGCAAGGTATGCGACTAGCGCCAATACCGGGGACCCTCTGATCTATGGCGTGAACGCCGCTCTTGCCTGCCGTTCGAGTTACGGCCTTACGACCCGAGCTAGTGCAGATCAGAACTTGTCGGAAGTCGACGGGCCAGCGCCAGCGCCGCCGCTCGATGCTGCGCCTTCTTCGACTTCGGTGTCGTTGGTCTTCCAGTCGAGAGCCGAGAACTTCTCGTACATGGCCTTGGCGGCATTGAAGACTTCCGGTTCCTGGACATAGCCGATCGAGGTGTACTTGTAGCCCTTGTACGGACCTTCGTCGCCGCGCTCGTCCGTGGTGCCCATTTCGTACAGCTGGCCATAGTGGTCGACCGGCTTGAGTTCGATCTTGCTGATCAGGCTCTTGGCGGCGCGGATGCTGGACCGGGTGTTGATGACGATCGCCGGCGACATTTCCGGGAATTCCGGGAAATAGAACATCATGCGATACGTCAGCGACGCTGCGGGGCGACTGTCCGGGTTGTGGGGGTTCAGGGAGCCGAACTCGGCCAGCCCACTTTCGGCGACGTTGCCACGAGTGTGGTACGTGATCTTTTCCTTGACGTCCTTGAGCTTGACCTCGAATTCGAGATTGGCGTAGCCGTCATCCCAATTGACGAGGTCGGAGGACCGGGCGAGAATGCCGCGATCGTCGCCGCGCGGAGCCCAGAGCACCAGTTCCTTCTTGAGGATCAGCGGGATGAAATTCAGCTTGTCGCCGAGGGGTTCCTCGGCAAGGGTGTGCCAGAAGACGCCGATCTTTGCGCCGCGTTCGGTGTGGCTGAGCACTTCCTCGCTGGTCGACTGCAGCAACTTGACACGGGGAATGATCAGGTCATTCTGGTCGATGTTGCCGAAGCTGGCCTTCTTGCCCTGCTGCAAGTGAGCCGGGAGGGCGCTGTTGTTGGTTACCAGTTCGTTCATGTTGTTCGGTTCCTTACTTGCCGTACCGCTCGTTCGCGACGAGGATTTGAGCGTAGGTGGATGTTACGGTGACGAGGACGGCCACGAGGTTGTCGGGGCGATCGGTGCACCAGTTGGTGATGGCAACATGTGCCGTGTCGACGCGGCGCACCGTAGTCGCCGGGACTTTCTTCACTTCGGCAACCGCCGAAAAAGCAGCGTACACTGCGGGCTCGGCGGCGCAGATGCCGTCAAGTACCCGCTGCGCCGACTGTTGAGAGTCCCCCGTGGTTACACAGGAGGCAAGGATTGCGGGCGCAAGCAGCGCCAGTCCGATTTTCGGTGTCATGTTACTTCGCCTTCGTGATTGAAGTGTAGGCTTGAGTGCCCACCTTGAAGATGTCATCCGGAAGCTCGGTGCCGTTGACTTCCAGCATTTCCTTGGCAAACGCCGAAAGGGTAATGGAGTTGACGGTTTCGGTGATCAGCCCCTCGTGCTCGTTTTCACGGAGCCATGTGAAGCCGCGTTCCTTGTCCAGCATGGAGCAGGAGAAACGATGCGAGATCTTAACCCTGCCGACGCCTTCGACCGTGATGGTCTTGACACCGGCGAGCCGCATGACGTCGGGAATTTGGTTTTTGGAGAGGTTGTCTTCGATATCCGCGAGCGCCTCGCGGGCTTCCTTGATTGCTACCGTAGCTTTACGCACGGCGTCGTAGTGGCGGATCGCCTCCACGTGGTCACCGGTAGCCAAAACGGCTGCAGTGTCCTCCCGAACCATGCCCGCGACCTTGATAAGGCCGTTGACCACGCGGTTCAGGTAGTCTTGGGTTTCGTCTTTCATTGCAATCTCCGTAGCGGTGTCCGATCGGAGCCCCGATCGTGTCTTAGTATACCACGCCGGTGGTGCACTGTCAAGGGTACTCCAAATACAGCGAACCCCTGCAACGTAACGAGTCGTTGCAGGGGTTCTGTTACTCCGGGACACTGTCCAACCACCACGTTAGGACTACAGCGCCCCGGAATTTCAGGTCCCCTGAGCCTGCAAGGACCATTAAACGTAGACTGAGACTTTCGTCAACAGCGCCTGCCCCTTGGACGCCCCATACCTCTACATCTAACTACCAAGACGGTCAGGGAACCTTGCGTGACGAGTGTTGCGGGTCCCGTCCAGTTCCTTTTCGACAGCCGCAACGCGGTCTAGGCCATCTTGGTAGGTAGACGGCCCTCCCCATCGCAACAGGGAGGGCCTGACGTGCCAGCCGAGGTTTACTCGGTGGCTTCGCCGGCTTCGGTCGACGTAGCTGCTTCGGAAGGGGTTTCCGGGGTGGGTTCCGGAGCAGCGGCGGCTTCCTGGGCCTTGGCGGCGGCGCCCGAAACGGCCTGCTTCGGCAGCGTCAGGGCGGTTTCTTCGCCATTGAGGCCGACCAGCTTGCCGTTCTTGCGGACGAGCGTGGCCAGCATGTTGCGGAGCGTCATGCGAGCGCGGCCCTGCGAACCGTGGCGCTTTTCGGCGACCTGCGACTCGTAGTGGGCGACCTTGTCTTCGGCCAGGCCGTTCTTGCGGCAGAGGGTGAAGAAAGCCGGGAACTCGAAGCCTTCCTTGCCGGTGCACTGCGCCTTGATGAATTCGGCCAGAGCGTCGACGCCGCCGTCCTTGTACTTGCCGGAGTACTTCGACGGAACGATCGACTTCTTGGCTTCGGCCGGAGCAGCGGCGTCGCCGCCAGCAGCGTTGGATTGTTCGGCGGCTTCGCGATACAGCGGGGTCATGAGTGCCAGAGCGGCGAGGGAGGTGTGGAGGATGCGGGTCATTGGTAGTCTCCATGTTGTTGACGGGGTGTCAGTGCCTAATCACATAGTCATCCTATCACACGGGACGGCCCCCGTCAACCCCCCTTGGAACACTCGCGCATTCAGAACTTGGTGGCCTTGCTGCCCTTCCAGTTGAGCCGTGCCCCGATTTCGGTGTCGTTCTTACCGAAATCGCCCTCGTCGAACTCAAACTGCGGCGAAAGGGCCAGCCCGATGGTGTTGCCGAACTGCTCGACTGCGCTGCCCACCTTGACGGTAAACCGCTTGTAGCGCTTCATGCCGCTCACCACGGTTTCAATCAGGCCCGCCTGTTCAAACTCTGCGAGGACGCGCGACCCTTGAACAGCCCGCAGGCCCATTTCCTTGGTCAGTTCGTTGACGCGCTCGTTGAGGTTGGCCTCAAGGAACGGGACCTCGATTGCCATACCCTCGATGATGCGGCCTTCTTCCAGAATGCGCTTGGCGATGCGCCGCGCCCAAGACATGTTCGCCGTCAAGATAACTGCGTCGTTGGCCGACGAGTATTTGATACTCTCGACCTGCTGCTTAGTTACCGACCTGTCCATCAGCATACGGACGTAGTGCTCACGCACCGTGCGCCGGTCTAGGAATGATGCGAACTCGTCGAACCACGGCTTGAGCGTCTCTGTCCAAGCGCGGAACTGCATTTCCGTCATACTCAAAAACTCGTGGTCGTACGCCTTGGTATAGAACAGGGCGCGGTCAACCACGCCATTCTGACCCACGCCGAGGTCGAACCTGTTGGATGCGAACATCAGGCGGGCGTAGATGCGGTAGTTGCGAGCCGACTGGAATTTTTCGGCCCCGCCGACGTTGATGTTCCGGATCAGCTTCTTGATTTCGTCGGTGCTGGCATCGCCCGCGAATTTGGCCTCGTCGATGAACACAAACATCTTGTCGACGAAAGGCTCGATGGAGAACCCGGTTTCCATGACCTTCGGGGAGGCGGTGCCCCACAGTCGGCCCATCAGCGACTCCACAAAGGTGTTACCGAAGAACGACTTGCCGACACCCTGACCGCCGACGCAAACCGGGGCGATCTGCTGCTTCTTGCCGGGGTGCTGGAAAGTCCATGCCAACCAGTCCAAGTACCACTCGATCTGGTTCTCGTTGTCCTGCGTCATGTAGCCGAGCAGTCGCCGGATGCGCTCGTCGGCCTCCTTCATGATGGCGGGGTCGACCTCCTGCGTCGGGGGGATGGGCCAGCCACGCCACGTGTTGAATACGACCATGGCCGCGTTTTCATCCTCGTCGGTGGTGACTTCGCCCGACCCCGCCACGCGGAACACGGAGCCGGGGTCCATGTCGGGGAACATGTCGCGGCGGTCGACGCGTTTGCGCATGTCGGACGACTCAAACATCTTGAAAGCCTCACGCGGCTTCCCGTTGATGCGGACCATGTCACCCTTGTGTCGCACATACAGTTCGCCGTTCTCGTGGCAGAACCTCCCGTCCATCCCGTGGCGCTTGCGGTCGATGTAGGTGTTGTCCGTCTCGTCGTAGATGTAGCGGTCGGCCATGACGTTGAGGATGGACACGTCGCTGCCGGGGGTGAACACGCTGCGCAGCGCGTTGACTGCCTCGGACCCGAAGATGGTTTCCATCGTGGGCCAGCCCGGAATCTTGGCGTCGGGGTTGCGCTCGATCTTGCCCTGCGCGTCGTAGTACGTACGAATACGCATGTGCGGCTCGTCGTCCTGCTGATAGGCGCAGATGAAGTGGATCAGGGATTCCACGACACTGTCGTCATCGATCGGGCAGAACACGTCGTCGCTGATGACTTCGTGATTGTTCATGGCGCGACTGTCTTTAACGACGCGCGCCAACCAGCCGCAGATTTTCGTGGCGGTGTTCTGGCGGGAGCCCTCGACCCACTCATTCCGGACGACGTACAGCAACGTGGCGAAGGCGATAGCCCGCACGATGGTGTTGAAGTTGGTTCGCCTTGGGGTCGTGCTTGCAATCTGCGTCACGTTTTCGGCGATTTGGGTCCCATGATACCACACCGAAAGGTCGTACGCGTTCGCTTCCTTCTTGTGGGAGTAGATGGAACCCGGCATAACGGTCTGCTGCGCGGACTTGACCAAATTGGCGGCGGTGGTGTTGGTCGGATATGAACGCAGCTGCACCTTGTAGCGCTTGCCGTTCATCCGGAATTCGTTGGGCTCAAACTTTTTCAGCTGCTCGAAGTTGGAGGACTCTTCCTCACCCAACTGCACTAGAACATGCGTCGGGAAACCCACACTGCGACGGCCAAAACGAAAGCGAGTATCAACGCCGAGATGATCAAGAGCAGCAATAAGGCAGGCGTTGAATTCAGGGTCGTCGATGTCAATGTCGATATCTGTCCAGCCGAACTGCAGGTTGAACCCGGTATTGTGGAATTTGAAGTCAGGATCGTCGATCCATGCTTGAAGATCGGTATCACGGAAGCCTCGCTTCGCCCAATCGTCGTCGATGGGGTTTTTGCCGCTCATTTTCAGGAAGACAGCGCCGACCTGGATGAATCGGTCGTTGATCTGCTTGGTGATTGCCCGCTGCGTCGAAATGACGCGCTGGTCCTCGTCACGGATGGAATATCCGCCAGTTACTGTGTTGTATCCCATGATGTCCCCGTTGCTGATGGTCCCGAATGCGCCTAGGGCGACTGGCCGGTCGTTGTTCCCTAGGCGCTATCTTCACGGGACCTTGGTAGTATACCACGCCGGGGCGGCGGGGTCAAGTATCGAGCCTAAATGTCGAACGTGGGTTCAGGCGCACCCTTGAGGCGACCAATGCCGCTGTCGATGGTGTTGCTTCCGTCAGCAATGTCCCACCACCACTTGCGGTAGGTTTCGTACATCCCCTTGAGTTCGGGGTTGTTCTTCTCCGTCGAAAGTAGGGCCGACTCTTCTGCCGCGCCGCGACGATACACAAACCCATAGTCCGACATCATGTACGACCAGTCGTGACGGCGAAGAGCCTGCAGGTGTTCCAGTTTGGTAGTCATACCTTGTCTCCTGTGTGCGTGGCTGGCGGGGCGCTGTGGTAGTAGCTGCACACCCCGCCGTGTGTGTGGCGTACGGTACGCCGTGGCGGTACGGGCTACGCCGTGGCCGGGGGGTGGTGGTCAGTGGGCTGCGCCATGTCAATCTTGACGCTGAATACGTACTCGACCGCGCGGACCAGACCCGCCGTGTACTCATCCAGAACGTGCTGAACGTTGCCCATCAGCAGTCGGCTGTCCTGCGGGGGAGTCGTGCGCTGCAGGTATTCCGACGCCATGGCGACCGACGTGGCAGTCATGGCGTCCATCAGCAACGCCGGGGCAGTATTGTCCAGTTCTAACTGGTTGACGATCTTGAGGAAGGGCAACAGCACCTCCTTGATCACGAGCTTGTCGACCGACGAAAGGTCGTCCCGCTTGACAAGGGCGTCAACCTTGTCCTGGGCCTTCTTGTTCATAAGGACGAGCTTGGCGTTAAATTCCGGACCCTTCATTGGGGTGTCTCCTGCAGTGCGGGTTTCAGCGGTATTCGGTGACGCGGATCGGCGGGCGGGGTTCTTCGCCCTCGATCAGGGCCACGGTCTGGAGGATTACCCACTGCTCCTCCTGCTTGATGATCTTGCTGACGTCCGCGATCACGGCGGACTTGTGGTCGCGGAACTGGGTATTCAGCGGGCCACCTTCGCGGCTGCATTCGCCGTCGATCTGCGCCTCGATCACGCCGTCGCAAATCTTGGCCGCAAAGAACTTGGTTTTTTCGTACGGTGCCATGTCGGCCTCCTGTTTCTTGAAGTTGTGGGGGTTGTATTCACTGTACCTCGCCATGGAGGGGTTCCATATCCGCAAGGTCCAGTGGTTGCTTGTTTCGTGGTACACTACGTTTTGTACCCTGCGGTACTCGCCAGCGGGCCACTTATGGTTGCCGCCGTATCCGTAGCGGTCATTGGGCGTAATCATGTCGCCGGTTTCAAAGGGGGGCTTGCCCAACGCCCCCCTCCAGCGCTTGTCGCGCGTCATCGTGTCACACCTTCGGCTTGCTGTAGCGCTGCTCGGCCATCCAGTCGGCAGGGGCGACGATTTCGTGGCTGTCCTGCGTGTCGTCGGCGTCGAGCGCGGGCACGACGATCTTGCCGGCGAGGAACACCTTTTTGGCGAGCAGGTTGCGGCCCGTCATCCGGATGCGGCCCTGCCAGCCGACGCCATCGCGCTTGTACTTGCTGGTGTCGACGCCGTTGAGCTTGCAGATGCGCTCGAACATTACGAGGTCTGTGTTCTTGTCGCCGATGCAGAAATTGTTGAGCAACACCGCCATCCAGTCGCCGCAGTGGGTCGGGTGCCCCATTTCGGCGTATTTGCCGCGGTACTTGCTGTTGACGACCGAGCCACCGTGGCCTTCGTCCTCAGCCTTTTCGGCCTCGGCTTCGTCTGCGGCGGCGTCCCATTCGTCGTTCCATTGGACGAAGTTGTTGTACTCTTCCTCGTCCTCCGTCTCGCTGGAGTAGGGGCAATCTGCCGCGCTGATGCCCTCGGCGTAGGCGATGGCGCCATTCAGGGGCACACCAGCGGCGCTGCGCTCGACAGGCTGGTCGGGTGCCGGTCCGTCCGGAACGCCACCCTCGTCGATATCGTCAAACACCGACCGCGTACCATCGGCGTTCATGAGGGTGCCGTCCTCGGAGTAGTACGAACCGACGCTGTTGACCGGTTCACCCGGCACGACGCCTTCCGGCAGCGGCTTGCGGTGTCCCGGCTCGCCCTCCGACGGGGAGTGCATTTCGAAAGTGTCCTCAATGTTGTCGACGACTATTGCGGGCTTGGCCCATTCGAGTTTGCCGCCGTGGGCGAGGGCGTGGAGGGCGATAGGGGTGCCGACGCTTTCAGTGACTTCGTCGGTTCCGGCGCGATAGAGGTGACCAGCGAAAGCACGCGTGCTGGAGGGGCGATAACGCAGATCGCGGTCGACCTCCAAGATGTTGAGGTAGCCGAACATCTGCTTGACGGCGTCCTTGCTGGTGGAGCCGAATACCTCGACGCTGGTCGAGGGGTGGAATGCGCGGACGACGTCTGCGTCCTCGGACAGCACGAACCCGTGCTCCTGTGTCTGCTTTATGTGAGTGTGGTGGATGGCCATTGGTGTCTCCGTGAAGTTGTAATGGGGCGACCACCGCCCCATCTGTAATCAGTATACCACGCGGCGTTACCGGTGTCAACCCAGCTTCATCGGACCGGCCTCGATTTCGGCGCGGGTCTTCGGGTTCTCGCCGGTGTAGGCCATGATGGTGTCGGCCACGCGCTTGGCCAGTTCCGGGTCCTTGTACAGGGCGTACAGCATGGAGTCCTCGGTCTGAGCCATGATCTGGCCGTCCATACCTTCCAGCGACGTGCCGTCGCAATGGGCGCTGATCGCCATCTTGTTCATGGTGAGGTAGGCTTCGGCGACCGCAGTCTTCCATACCGGGCATTCACCCTTGTCGCGGGTGGTTTCGGCAAACAGGCGCATCGCCGCCGAATAGGCGTCGTGGTTGTTGCCGCAGGTGCAAACGCTGATAACAGTCATGGTGGTTCTCCTTGGTTGGTGGTCGGGTTATTCGGACTTGGAGTCGACGTCGCGGCGCGGGTCGTCGATCCAGTCTTCTTCATCGGCCGCTTTCTCCGGGGAGGGCGGCACGAATTCGCGATCGTCGAAGTTGTCGGCCTGTTCTTCGAGCGCATCGGTGATGAACTGCTGGCCGTTGTTGAGATCAACGATAGCTGCGCCGGTCACCGAAAGAGCCTGCAGGGTGAGGGAGAGCAAGCGCTCCAACACGCCGACGCGCTGCTCGATCGACATGCCCAACCGGGCCTCGGTTTCGACACGCTCCACCGCTGCGATGAAGCCGACAGCGTTGTTAATGTGAAGCACGGCGGAATCAACCGAGTTCAGCCGGGGTTCCATGTCCTTGGTCATTGATGCCTCCTAAGGCTTTGGTTCTGGTCTTGTTGATGGCGTCGCAAACGAGCGTAGCCCGCAGCGACAGTTCGAGTTCCGTCCGACCGTACACGAGGCAGAACGGCATTTCATCTTCACCCTCGACGTACGTGACGACGGCGGAGAATTTCGGTGCGTCAGGCTGGCGCTTAGACTGTGACACTACGAAGTCGCCCAACGCTTGACCTCCTTGCGCAGGACCAAGATTTCGTTGACCCATTCGCCGGGTTTGGGGTCCCAATACTGGCTGATCAGGGGGATACGCAGTCGCGTGATCTTCCCGTCGCGTTCCAGCACGACGCCCTTGGTGTTGATGCCGAGTTCGGCTGCAAGGAATGCGGCGAAGTCAGCTGCGTCGGCGCGCTTGGCCCACCCGCCGCATTCCTTGTCCCACGACCGCTTGTAGCCGCCGATGAAATCGTTGATGGCGTTGACCGGTACGGTGTTGTCGGGGGCGGTCATGAGAACACCGCCACGAGAACCAGCACGACGGCCATCAGGCCCATCAGGAGGCCGAGTGCCTCGCATGCGAGTGTCAGCCACCCATCGTACCAGCGCGGCGGCTCGTAGCCGCGCTGAACGTGCAGCGGCATGTTGTGGTCAAATCCGGGTCTGGTGCGTTCTTTTGCCATGTTGGCCTCCTGTCTATCACCTACTTTAACACGGGGGGAGTGCGGCGTCAATTGGATTTCGCATACAACAGCGCGGCGCTGCTCGTCAGGTGCGTGTGGGCTTCCGGATCGCCGTACCAGAAATCGGGGTCCTCGCCGTCCAGATCGCGCGTATACCAGCCCTCCGGGTGCTCGATCGGCTTGCCGTCGGGGGAGGTGTGGGCGTTGGCGCTGTTGGCATCGAGCCACTGCACGTCGATGCGGTGCGCGAACGGCCAGTCGGGCTTGGCCACGAACTGGATGCCCGCTGACCCGTTGGCGCGCTTAGAAGGAACGCGCGCCCGCGTGTGCGTGGAAGCGTCGTATTCGGTCGCAGTCATGGTAACTTCTTCCGCTTTCGCTGCGGACTTGAGCATGTTCACCACCTGCGGCGTCATGTAGAGGCTTACGAACTCGACGTGGCCTTGCCGCGCGTATTCCTCTCGCACGTCGCGGTAGGTGTGCGAATCGGGCGACACGATGTGGGTGATGGTCCGACGATTTACGCCGAAAGCAGCAGCTAGGGCGTTGACGGAAATGCCTGACTTGTAGGCCGCGAGGACGCCGCAACGAAGCTCTTTGTTCAGCTTGGGGGCGAACTCGGACCGGTCACGAAACAGACTGGCCGGAAGCTGGTTGAGTGGGTGCTCTGCGGGGAGTTTGGGGTCGTTCAGCATCGTTTGTCTCCGGTATGGCTGTGCCCCACTGTACCACGCGTACGCCGCGCAGTCAATGGGGCGAGGAATTCAAGGAAGGCGGATCACTCCACGGTTCAAGCGCCAGTTGCGCACGGACCGGATCACGGCACGACGGGAAGCCTTATCCCTTGGCCCGTTGATCAAGTTGCTAGTGAACAGGGCGGCGAGCGCGCTGAGGTAGTTGTTGGTGAAGAAATTGCCGCGCGCATCGACGCAGCCGTAGTCGGCTTCGCCGTCGGACAGCATGAAGGTGTACTTGCCCTCCTTCGCGCAGGTGCGGGCCAGTCTTGCGTACTCACGTGGGGTCATTTCGGTCATGTGCGTTCCGTCCCTATAGCTCGGTGTAGCGGGCCGACCAGCGGGACCGCCCCGCGTAGCCGTGAACAGTGGGCTGATGGCGCGGCGCTTCTTGCTGCGGTGCCGCCTTGGCCTTCTTCACCCGTGGTTTCTGGGGCGTCCGCAACGGGTGGCCGATGGGCCGCTTCGACGGCGGGCAGACGATGCCGCACCGCTTGAGGGCGCAGCGCAGCGCTGCTTCCGTGTATGTCGGGTACGTTTCCCGCAGTTCGTCGTAGACGCGCCACACACCCCAATCGGGGTGCGCCTTCGCAATAGCGACGCCAAGGTCGCACATCTGGGTCTTCTTGCGTCCGCTGTTCTCGTTTCCCATTACCGGATCGCCTCCTTCTTGCTGGTGCCCTTGACCTGCTGGTCGATGCCGACCTGTGCCCCGTCGGCGTGGCCCTTGCGAAATGCGTAGAGTCCTGCGCGTTCTTCTTCCGGCGAGAGCTTGCGGGCGCGGGGTTGCGTGGTCTTGCGGCGCGCTTCCTTCTTCGCCTCCTTTTCGGTCCATCGACGCAGGTCCTCGGCTTCCTTCGCCTTGCGGGCTGCAGCTTCTTCCGGGTGCGCGGCATCCCACTCGGCCTGTGCCTTTTCCTTCGCGAAGTATTCGTCCCAGAACTTCCTGCTGTATGCTTCGCGTTCTGCGCGTTGACGGGCTGTCGTGCCGAGTTCCCAGTCGTTGACGTAGTCGTAGTTCAGGTCGGCTTCGGTGCTGATGATGTCGAGGATAGTCAGCGCATTGCCCGTGGTGTCGCCGGTCCGCGCGGCTTCCTGCTTGGCGCGCTCGGCCTTCTGGCGTTCTTCGGTGATGACCGCCTGTCTGCGCTCGGCCAGCCGCATGGTCACCCGTGCCGTCATCCCCTCGCGGTAGGCGATGGCGTCGCGCACGAACACCGACCCGTAGCCGTTTTCCTTCGCCCACGTCTGCGCCAGCTTTTCGATGACTTCCTGCAGATAGCGGGCCATCACCTCGGTCGCGATCACGTTGCCCTGAGAACCGATGAGGCGGTGCTCGTAGGTGGACCCTTTCGCAAGGCCCTTCACCGAAAGGTAGTAGCAGAAGTTCAGCTCTGCGACCGCCTTCCACAGTTTGCGCTGCCACGAGTACAGCCCGCCTTTGCGCTTCGTGTCGTTGCGGGCTTCGGGTCCGGTCTTCTTGTCCTTGCCGATGATGGCCATGTCGAGGTTGTGCTTGGCCAGCAGTTCCTGCGCCTTGGCCAGTCGGGCTTCGGCCTCTGCTTCGGTGCACCCGTTGGTGTTGAGCAGGGCCGTGATTTTGCGGATGACGTTGTCCATGGTGGTTAGGCTCCGTTGTTGATAGCTACATTAAAGCACATGGTGCGCGGGCTGTCAATCAGTCTTCGTCGTTGCCCATCGCGATGATGTCGTCGAGTTCGGCTCGCCACTGCCAGTCTTTCCAGTTCGCGGTGTATTCGCTCGTGATCTCGCCGCCGCGCAGGTCGGACCATGTGTCCGCGATGGCTTCGAACACCAGCAGCCGATCTTCGTCGTTCAGCGGCTCGACCGGGCAGACGGACTTCACCGAAAGGAGGGTCCACTCCAGCTTTTCGGCTTCGTTCTGCGTGAGGGGCAGCCAGTTGTCGAGGTTGTTCAGCGTGTGTCGCGCGATCCGGTTCTCAGGCGTTTCGTTCAGCAGGGTTTGCCCATCGTCGCGCATGTCGGTGGTGCGCTGCAGTTCGCGGACGATGTCAACGATTTCGGCCAGTGCGTCGGCTAGGCGGTGGTTGCGGATTTCGGTCAGGTTCATGGCGGTTCTCCTTGGTTGGGGCATGACGCCACCCCGCAAGGGGTGGCGATGTAGCGGCTTAGTGCTGGTGCTTGGCGACCCAGACCTTCGGCGCGGGAAGCGTGGAGCCGTCGGGCAGGGCCAGTTCGCCGCATTCGGCCACGACGCGCTGGAGGGCAAGGCGTCCAGTCATCCGGAGGCGACCCTGCCAGCCGCGAGTGGTCCGGTTCCAGTGGCGGTGTTCCACGCCGTTCGCGTCGAGGATGGCCTCGAAAGCGGGCACCGAAAGGACGGCCTTTTCGTCGAGGGTGCGGCGAGCCAGCTCGATCGCCAGCCAGTCGCAGGTGGAGCGCTTGAGCGCCTTCTTGGCTACGTCCTTGGGCTTGCGGGCCATCTGCTCGGCGCGCTCGGCGTACTTGGCCTTGTAGCGGCCAGCGACGACGGAACGGGGCAGGGCGACTTCGTCCTCGCCGTCCTCGGCTTCCATCTGCTCCAGATCGATGAAGGTGACGTCCTCGTCGTGGGCTTCCGGTGCGAGGTCGTGTGCGGTGTTCTGTGCGGTCTTGCGGGCCATGGTGGTTGCTCCTGCGGTTGTCGGGGGCGGGCTTGCCCCTCGATCTGTTTGCAGTTTACCACGCCGCGATGGTCGTGTCAAGCGATCGGGCCATGTTCGTTTTGCATGGCAAGGTTGCGTTGGACGCATGACCTGAGGGGCGAACTGGCACGAGGCTTGCAGGGTTGCGCTGAGGTGGCGACACAACGCACGACGGGGCAGGGAAACAGCGACCTGCAGACACGTTGAGGTGGCGACGCGAGGCGGTCATACCCCGCATGCACCCACTTCCCTACGTACCCACATCCCCTAGCTTTTCTGTGTGGTGACCTAGCGCTACATGGGGTGGGGGTCCCTGAGGACTTTTCGCTGTACACCGTGTAGCTGCGGCCACAGAAAAGCTGGGGTATGGGCGTACGTAGCGCTGTACCTGCATGCGGGGTACGCTGGGGCATGGCAGCCGCCTTTCGCTGCTACATCGCGCACCGCATCGACGCCATTCCGGCTCGCCGGGTCGCCGCATTCCCGCTCGCCGGGTCGAAGCGCCTCTGCGTCGTCGTGTCGTGGTTTCGCTGACCTTCACGCACATGGGTGCGCCGCCGCGCAGCTGGTTGGCCGCGCAGCGTCGAAGCGCTTCGTGTCGTCGTTTCTGTTAGGCTTCGCGCCCGTAGTCGTCGGTGTGCTTCGCCTCCAGCACCGCCATCGCCATGTCGGACCAGATGCGGTGCATCGCTGCTGCGTCGTCGCCCGGCAGCTTTTGTTCCAGTGCTTCGTACTGGTCTTCGGGCGCTAGCTCGTTGAACGCGCCGAGAACCGCTTCGAGGGCTGCGTGTTGCTCGTCGGTGAGGTGGATGATGCGGGCCATGGTGGCTGTCCTTTCGGTGTTGTGTTTCACGTGGAACGATCAGCCCATCAGGCTGTCGAGGCCGATCTCCCAGAGGATCGAGCCCGTTACGCCGCAGTCTTCCCAGTCCAGCGACCACTGGCTGCCGAATTCGGTGTCGGCGTCGGCCAGATCGTCGGGGTTGTGGCCTGCTTCGCGGCACCAGCGGCGGATGCGGGCTTCTGCTGCGCGGGTGCTGCGGACCGTTTCCGCGCGGGTCTGGACCATCAGGCCGTCGGCGTTGGCCCGGTATTCGTTGACGTGGATCATGGCGTCGTCTCCTGTTGCTGTCTATTCCGCATCGTACCACGCCGCGAGGCTCGTGTCAATATGTCGCGTTTGCATGGTTGCCCTGCATCGGACGCATGGCTCGCGCCCCCCGTCGCGACGACGCGAAGCGCCTCCGCCGGTTGTGCGTAAGCGTTTCTGCGTGTCGTGGTTGCAACGCCTTCTGGTTGTGTGCGACCGCGTGTCTGCGTGTCGTGGTTGTTGCGTGTGTTGGTTGTTGCTGCATCGCACCAGCGCGTCGTGGTTGTTGCAACTCCCCATTGCCGCGCCGCGCGGTTGCGCTCGCCTTGGTTGTCTCCCGGCGCGGTTGCAGCGACATCCCCCCTGCGCAGAAGGGACCCGTGAACGTGAGCAGGGGGACCCTGGAAGCCGTGTGCGGGGGGTTGACGGGGCACGGTCCCCTGTGCTATACTGACTAAGTAGCAAGGAGTAAGCGCACATGGAAGAAGAGTGGAAGGTAATAGTTGAACACCCGATGTTTCGCGTGTCGAGTCTAGGCAACGTAGAGTCTAGGCTGTCAGGGGAATGGCGGCCACGCAAATTGAAGCGCGTAAATAAAGGAGCCAAACACGGCGGAAGGATATACCTGGGGTTCAACGTTCCGGTTGGTAAACTGGGATCAGGGTGCAACAAGACCGTAACGTTGTTGGTACACAACGAAGTAGCAAAACTGTTCATAGGGCCGCGACCCCCCGGAATGAATGTACTACACATTGACGATGACAGAACCAGGAATATGGTGTCCAACTTGAAATACGGGACACAAAGCGAGAATATGAAGATGGCCGCGCAAAACGGGAAAGTAAAATACACAAGGGGGGCGGACGGGAAATTCAGGGGTAGTTGAATACCCTATATACGCCCCC